CAGCAGATTTTTTTATATCATCAACACCACTGAATAATTTTTCTAACAATGATTGTTTGTCTATCTTTTTCTCTTTATCTTTTTTAGTTCCTTCTGTTAACAATGTCAATACATTTGACGGAACTCCAAAAGAAGATGCAGCCATTTCAATAATAGGATTAATAAGATTACCAACAAAAGGAATCTTGCCAACTGTTTTGATAACTAATCCTACTATTGCTGTTCCTATAATTTTAAAAGGCGCCAACATCATATCCATGAATGGTTTCATCGCCTTCATCAAATTTTGAGATATTCCTGCTACATCAATTAAATTTTCAAGAGGTTGAACATTTACTGAACCTTGTGTTAAAGATTTTACACCATCAGCACCAGAAGATCCATTAACTCCTGCAGCACCAGTTGCACCAGAAGATCCATTAACTCCTGCAGCACCAGTTGCACCAGCTGGAGGAGAAACAATTCCACCTTCTTTTAATTTTGGTAATGATTCTGTATCTACTGTTTGTTTATCTCCACCGCCGAACCAATTCATTGGATTCAACATGGACATTACACCGCCGCCACCACCTGTTTTCTTTTCTTGTGGTGGTTTTTGTTGAGTCTCTCCTTCCGAAGTAGTAGAAGTTTCTTCAGTTTCTTCTTTACCAAATCCTAATAATTTTAGTGGATTAAAATTAGATATAATATCACCAACCCATTTACCAAGATTCTCAAACAATCCAAATGTAATAAAGTTTGCTAGAGCCTTAAAAAGTTCTGGTATAGTTTCAAATAATATTTTTGGTATGTTTAATATATTTTTAAGAAATTCTCCAGGATTAGTTAACCACTTAAGTGTAAGTAAATCAAGTAATGGTCGTAAAAATGCCCCAAATATTTTTAATTGCGGTTCAACTAGGGCAATCATTCTCCCTAACTGACCACCAATAAAACTAAAAACTGCACCAAGAAACTTTACCATTCCTTGAAAAAATTTTAATATTCTTTGTAGATTTTTTTTATTTTTTGGATCACTAATCCAATCTAAAATTTTATACTTAATAAAATCTCCAACAATACCACTAATAAAACCCCAGATACCTAGTACAGATTTTGTTGCTGCTTTAACTATAGGATTTTTCTTATTTGATTTCCCAGAAGATTTCTTTTTATTTTCTTGTGCTGCTTCTTCATTATCCTTTTTCTGATCTTCGTCTCGTTTAACAAAATCTAAAATAGAATCTTCAAGTTTTGATTTCTCTTCTCTCTCAACTTGTAATATCTGATCCAATAAAGATTTAATTTGATTCAGAACACCCAATAAATTATTTTTTTCTCCACCACCAACAACAGTTTTAGCGGGCACAACTTCACTCTTTGGTGCAGGAGTTATACTCGAAGAAATTTTATTAGTAGTTCCATCAAAAGGAACTATAGCTCCTCCCCCACCACCAATACTACCACCATCAGTGTTGATTGGTGATTTAATTTTATTATTCCCACCGCCCTTCTTACCTTTAACAAGACCACTTCTCGCAGAACTAATCGCAGAACTTCCAGCCGCTTTTGCAGCTCCTTTTGCAGCTCCAGCTAAACCAGCTCTACCGCCCATTAGAGCTCCTCTAACTAATGTTCCTCCTATAGCTGCGAGTGGTGCTGGCATATTACTGTTGGTTTTTTTGACGTTCGTTTTCTTCTTTAATATATTCAACTAACATAGTAACATAGATTTCTCGTTCCCAAGGAATCATATTTTCTAATTCAGTTAAACTATACTTGTGGTGTTGCATCATCGCAAAATTAACCCTGTAATAGTTTTCAAGATTTTCATGTGATAGGGCTATGCGAAAAAATTTGCAAGACCCTCAATCACAACTTCACTTTCTACTTTAGTTTCAGGATTTTTAACTTTGACTGTGTGCGAAAGTTTTGGCATCGTCTCAAAGAATTTTTGTACTTCTACAAATTGTTTGGTATCCATACCTTCAAGAAATTCCAAAATTTCTTTCTTAGAAAAACTGGAAGAAAGATATATCTCCTCTCCTTCTATGACTTGATCAATACACATAGAAGCAATATTAAAAACATCATCAATTTCAGAACTAGATTCTTTCATATTATTTTTGATGAAAAGATCCATACTTGGATACTTCATAACAACAGAAATTTCATCAGTTAATTTGATAATATTTGAGTGATCTTCAGATTTTTGAACTTTTATTTCATCAAGATCAATCACAACCGGAACTGTAGTTTCACCATCATCTGGACAAATGATATTTAGTTCAACTGTTTCGCCAATAGATTTACCACGAATATTTAAAAATAGATATTCAATGTCAAACAATGACAAAGTATCAACTTTAAATCTACTTGTTTGAATACAGTTGGCGAGAATAACTTTCACAGCATCCGCCATTTGTTTTTCATCTTCAGTTTCCATAGCAAGGAGAAGAATTTTTTCTTCTTTTACTAGAAAAGGTCTATACTTAATTTTTTTCCCGGTAGATGGAATTTCCAACTCATATGTTGGCGCAGAAAGCTTTGGTAAAGGCATAACAATCTCTATAATATAGAAATACTAACTGATTTATTTATGTGAGTCAATTGAAAAAATCTGCAAACAGATTAGTATCACCGCCACCATTGATAGGATCAATAATAGATCCATAAATTGTATCATCTTGAAGAACACTTGATGTCATAGTTTCATATTCAAAAGAAACTGACAACTTACTTAGTTCCGACGTACCAGAGTTTAGAGCTATCGATCCAATATTACCTGGAAAAGCCTTAAATAACCTTACAGCATAAACAGGAATTGGTTTGTAGAACTTAGATGGTCCTTTATTTTTTGAATCTGGAATGATCTGATCTATAGTATATGGAGTATCTACTGAACCTGAAATATTAGATGGTATATTAGATCTACTACTTACAGCTCTTTCATACTTAACTATCACAATATCTATTGCATATTCATCTCTATATCTTGTTCTCATCTTTGGAGTTGTCGAAGTTATTAACGGACCAAAAATTTCATCACGTTTAGATGAATACCCATAGATCCAATTTGTCCATATATCAAATAAAGCTTTTATCCTTGAGTCTGCATCCATGATAAATGAAAATGATGCTTCACTAAAAACAGAACCATAAGCATACTTTAATGAAGGAGTATTTGTAATTCTATAATCTCCGGTAGAAATTTGTAATCCAGGTAGAGTTGCTTCATCTGAATATAGAGTCATCAAATCAATTGTTTCGCTTGTTCCCAAATTTTTAGTTTTTACGAGCTCTCTATACAAAGGAGAACCTGATGGCAGCTCAAATTTAACCTCATAAAAATTACTAAGACTAAAACCAAATCTTCTTATAGCAGATTTGAATGCATCATAATTATTAAACTCTCCTGATTCTATGTCATTAACTCTCATTGTGATGTTTCTCCCCAGACAGATGATTTACTATATTGTTGATACATACCTTTCCTCCTAGTAACGAAACTTTCAATAGGAAGGAAGATAGCAGTTTTATAATCTTCTCTATTTATTTTATACATTGGAGTTTCCAATCCTTCCATGACGTAATTGTGATAACACTGTTTAGGAAACCTTGCTCTACCATTTTCCAAACCCATAATAACATTCATCCTAGATCTATATCTCAAATAATGTAAGTTGGCACCATAAAATTTTGGACCACCACTCAAAACATATACCAAAGGAAACTCATCATAAAATTTTAATTTCATTGCGTATGTTGCTTTATATTCAAACAAATACATTTGACCAGCACTAGGTATCATAGTCTCCTCCATCTCCGACATGTCTGAATAAATATCAGACTGTTGGAAATGCATTCTTACTGCATCTCGATACCAAGAATATGATCTTGATTCATTACCAGCTAATTCTTTTATTTCTTTAAAGATACTCATACTTTGAGTTCGTCTTCTGTGATTAACATGAACTTGTAATTTCTATCATCACAATATTCTTTAGCCGCATTCCATTTAGCTTGATTCTTTGCGTATTCAGTAACCTCATAAATATATTTCCTAGTCATATTTTTTTGGACTTTTGGTTCTCTGGTTTGTTTCTTTGGTTTTACTTCAATCAGATACTTCTGGAGATTGCCATTAATATCTTTTACTTTAATATAGAAGTCAACAAAATATCTATGAACTCTGTTGTCTAGTGGAGATCTATATGGTATTACAATTTCTTCACTACCCCACTCAAGAATACTTTTATTCAAATCACAGTACTTCATGAACTTTAATTCCCAAGAAGATCTATAAATAATATTTTTATAGTCACCTCGATACTTTGAAACGTTTCGTGGAATGAATTTTCCCTTCAAAGTATTCATATATAGATATAGGAAATTGTATAAAAGTATTTATGGCGCTTGCATCTAAAAAATATTTAAAAGCATTAACCCAAGGATCTGTTAATTTAATATGGCCTGCGAACATACAAGATTCTTTTGATTACTTACAGATTAATATTGCTGAATTTGTACCAAGATCTAGACGTAGTTCACCTAGTATTTCAACTCCGGCACCTATAGCAACTCCAACTTCTACTTTATCAACATTTGCTACTCTTCTTGCTGGCGAAACTCTTGATGATGTAACTGGAAATATACTGAGAAATAAAGATACTATACTATTACCCATACCAGAAGACGTTAGTTATACAGATAATCCTCAATGGAATGATTCTGCTATAGGAGTTAAAGGTAGATTTGGACCACAGTTTTTACAAAAAGCTGCTGAAGGATTCGATACTGGAGACAACACAGGAATGAGTGAATCATTAGGAAAACTGGCTGGTGCTGGTAAAGTATCAATTTTATTAGATCTGATAAGAAGTAAACTTGGAGCAGATCCGAATGCTGTCACTCAAAATATTAATGGTAAGATAGCAAACCCATACTTAGAACAAGTATTTGGTGGTATTGGTATGAGAGAATTTAGTTTCAGTTGGAAACTAGTTCCTAGAAATGAAAAAGAACAACAATCAATTCATCAGATTATAAAAACTTTGAGAAAATCTAGTCTCCCAGATCTTTCAGGAAATTTTGGTAATGTAAGTGACGGAGTTATTCCAACAAGCGAAAGCGGTAATCCATTAGATAATCAGGGTGGTAGTGATAGATGGTTGAAATTACCCAAGGTATTTAATTTAAGTTGGAGATCACAGGGTACAGAAATTGAATCACTACCAAAAATTAAAACATGTGTTTGTAAAAATGTTCAAGTGTCATACACACCAGACAATGTGTGGGCATCACACCTAGTTAGTAAAGATAATCCATATCCAGTTGGATATAATCTTTCATTAACGTTCGGCGAAACCGAGATTATTACTGGACTAGACGTAGAAAAAGGATACTAATATGTTTTTTGATTCAACACCAGATTTTTTATATCCAGATTTTAAAGAATCAGGAAAATATAAATTATCAAAAAATCTTTTCCGAAGGATTAGACTCAGAGATAGTTTTAATGCTGTCTATTCTAGTTCCATATCATACACCATAAATGATGGTGAGACAGCAGACTCAATTGCTTATGATAAATTTGGTAGCAATGAATGGTATTGGTCAATATTATTATTAAATAACATTACTGATTTAAACAAACAGTGGCCTTTAGATAGTG